ATACTTAGAGACAAAGAAGTAGACAACACATTTCGAAATATTCCCCTGCTTGATGCTTGTCAGCGTCAAGGCAACATCGAACAGACCGACGGCGGTTCGTATATTGATGCGCCTGTAATCCTGACCGATCACAGTACCATTACCCAGCTCACCACAGGATACGAGAGTATCAACCTCGCAGTAAAAGACCCTCTTCGTACTGCGAACTATAAGTGGTGTGACTTCATTGCTCCTGTTGTTCTTACCGAAAAGGAAGAGCTTAGCAACAAGGGCGAGCGCGCTATTATTCGCATTGCTGAGGCTCGTATGAAGTCGGTTATGGGTATGCTCAAGCGTGAGTTTGAAAAGCAGATCGTCGCCGGTTCTTCCACAGTTCTTACTGATCTTGAATCTCTGTACTACGGTGGAACCTCTGGTTTCCAAGGATGGATGCAGGACTCCGACTTCGGAGCTCAGGACAACAGCGTAGGAAACATTTCTAAAACTTCCTTCCCTACCTCCTGGCAGAACCAAGTCGCTCGTGTATCCAGTTACACTTTGGGCGAGCTTAGCGATGCTATGACTCAGCTGTATATCGACAGTCAGATTTACGCCCCCGAAGGTGAGATTGACATTATCCTTTGTTCACCTGCCTCCTATCGGGCGTACAAATCAGAACTCCAGTCTCGTGAACGCTACACCTCTGTAGCTGCCGAGAAAGATATGGCTGGTCGTCTGGTTCTGATGTTCAACGGTGCGGCGATGTATGTAGAGCCTTACCTGCTGGACGGTTCTGGAAACTCTGGCCTTCCAGCGTTTGCAGCAGGCGGTGGTAGTTCTTCAAATTATATCCACATGTACATGCTCAACAGTAAGCTCTTCAACATGTATTTCGATAGAGATGCTTATTTCACCCTTGGGGATATGGAACGCATTAGCGGCTATGCTGCTCTCTCTGCGAACCTGATGACTCGTACACAGCTTACGACTCAGAACCTTAGCGGTCATGGTATCATCGTCTCTGACTCACAAACCTTCTAAGGAGTTGAATCATGGCTACAAGTACACTTCTTCAAACTCTGGATTCATCAGCTAACGAAATGGGCATTAGTGCCTCGGCTCGTCGGCAGACTGAAACCTTTCTCGCTGGCGCTGCTATTGCTGCAAATGATCTGGTCGCTCTTGACCTGACCAAAAGCGCAACGGCAGACAAAGCTCTTTATGTAAAAGCAGCCGACTCCACAACCGGGGCCGGTCTCGTCGTTGTCGGTTTTGCTATTAATGCCGCAGCAGCCGGGGATCCTTGCGAGGTTACAATTGCTGGTGTTCATGAGTCGGCTAATGTGGTAACGGTTGCAGCTGGTGATCGGTTGATTGTTAGCAGTACGCCCGGACGTGCGGAAAAAGTAACGAGCGGATCGGAAACTGTGCCTACGATTGGCTACGCCTTGGCGGCAGATGCTGCTAATATTGCGCCTGTGTTTGTTATTAAACAGTTCTAGGGTGGGGCTGTTTTGTGACTTGCCCCGGTGACTCGTTTCACCGGGGCTTTTTCCCTATGGAGTGACTAATGCCTGATCTCTTAGCCATACGCCAATTCGTCCAGGACAATTTAGACTATGCTCCTGCTAATACCTCTTGGCGGGTTACGGTCGACTCCTTTATCAATGACGTCTATTATCGAATCTTTACCGGCAAGCCCTACGACTTCGCCCAAAAGATTACCAAGATACCAGTGTACAAAGATCAAACTTTTACTTGTACCTGGTTGGGAAGCCTTACCGCAGGCGTGACGATTCCAGTTTCGCAAACTTGGCCCACTTGGTGCGAAGGTCAGGTGCTCACCATCAACGACGTCGACTATGAAATAGCCTATCGTCTAAATGATCAGACTGTTTATCTGACGACGTCGGGCGAAGCCGTCGCCGGTATTAGTGGCACACTAAAAAACCGATACATTGATCTACCTGCTCATGCGTCGCAGATCTTGAACGTAAGCAGACGCACCAATGCAATCACCGCCCGCAACGTCGGGCAGTATACGGCGGTTAGTCGCTTCGAAGATGAGTATCACAATCTCCCATTAGATGAGGTATCAGTGCCTGTCTATTGGGTTCCAGCTGATGATATAAATGTAATCTCGCCCAGAAATATACAAGCTGCAGCCTTTACCTCGGGCTCGGGTCATGGCGTGCGGACTGTAGAGATTGCTTTAGCTTTTGCTGAGCGAGGAGCAAGTGGAGATTATCGCTTTTCTTCTTTGTCTGCTGCAGTCACGCTAAGCCTAAGCGACACGCAGCAGATAAGAATAACGCATACCACAGACTTAAAGAGCTTGGGTTTGTATAAAGCTGTGTTTTTCCGCAGCCCTACGAACGGGCTTTATCAGTGGCGCAGGCTTTCCGTCGTTGCTCCTGACAGCACAGCAACAGAAACTTTTATACTTCCTCTTAGTCTATTGACAGAAGGCAATTCGTTAGTCGATACAAACAGCTATCCATTGTTCAACGAGTCCGACGGGATGACGCAGCGCATCCGCTTGTATCCCCGCCAAGACGAAGATTATGACATTACTGTGCGGTATGTCTATCGTCCGCAAAAACTCCTAGAAGATCAGGATACCCCAGACCTGCCGCCCGCCCAGCATATGATGCTCGCTTATGCTGCGTTAGAACAGCTTTCAATGATGACGGATAACGACAGCCGAGTAGGCTATTATCATCAGAAGAAGATGCAAGGCGTCGAAGAGCTGGACGCTCGGTATCTTACCAGCCCAGCCCGTCGCTTTGTGAAGCAGTACATGGGGCAAGGACTGACGCAGCCGATACCGCTTTATACTAATCTCCGACGGTTGCCATGAAAGGAAAGCGCTTAGATGTACCTCGGATCATGGGGATGCAGCAGCAGCAGCCCCAAAGTGCCGACCAGGCAGAGCTCCTGCAAAACGTCACCATCGACGAAGCGAGTGGAGCCTGGGATAGTCGCATAGGATACGAGCGCTATTTTAGCAGTCTCACCTCCGGATTTGTACCTTGGGCTCTGTTGAATCGTATCGACAGCGTGTACTATTGGTCGAAAAGAAACGGAGCCTTAGACCAAATCCTTTACGAATCGCAGGGATTTCTCTATGCCTTGGTCGATTGGAATGGGGGAACCTATAGCAGTATTCAGCTGCAGAGCGTAAGCCCTGCAGCGTTGACAGAACCACCGGCGCAGTATTGCGAGTTTGGAAAGTGGCTTATCATTACCAACGGACGACACGCCCCACAAAAATATGCAGGTTGGCCAGTCCCTGCCGGTGCAGTCAATCTGCCTTTGTATGATCTTGGCTTTGAGTTTGCGCCTCCTCCTCCTCGGCCCCGAGAAATCGAAACAGATCCATCAGTCTCTTCTCCTTCGGGCGGTGCAGAGAGCTCGCTGTTTTTACCTCGCAACAACGAACGAGGACAAGGAACCGGGAAAGCCGCCGACGAAATAAATACATTTAGCTACAAAGTCAGCTTTGTAACTAAGACAGGAAGTGAATCACCGTTATCGTCAGAGTCTTCTCCTGTTATCTGGACCACTCCAGCAAGTCCGGGTAACTGGCAGTTTGCTATTAGCGTCGAAATCCCCACCGGAAAAGACGACGTCGTAGCTCGCAAGATCTACCGGACTACCAACGGGGGAAGCTCTTATTATCAGGTTGGATATGTTCGCAATAATACAGACGTTCTCTTTCAGGACATAGCCCGAGGCGAAGCGATAGCAGCCAATAGCCCAGCGCCTGCAGATTCCGAGAGCGTGCCCCGTCCTGCCTTGTCTCCTCGCTTTTGTGCGACGTACAATAGCTGTTTGTTCTTAGACGGAGGGGAAGCGGATAGCCAGCGCTTGTATTACTCCAACCCTCTAAAGCCGGATCAGTATGGACTGAACAACTATTTAGAGATGAGCACCCGACAAGGTGGCGCTATAAGTGGTCTGTTTACCTACTTCAACTTTCTAATAGTCCTTCGGCAAAACTGCATTGACGTCGTGACGGGAAGCTATCCCAACTTCACCAGCCAAACCATTTTAGAAAACATCGGCAGCACCGCTTGCAATAGTATCGCCACCGTCCCCGAGCTCGGGGTAATCTTTGCAACCTATGCCGGTGTATATTTGTTCAGTGGGAATCTTGAATACTCAGATAAGCCGCAGCTGGTAAAGCTTTCAGAAGCGATATCTAAAACGTGGCGCAGAGTAAACCGGGATCAACTTGTAAGAGCGACGGCGTGCTATTCGTGGAAAGCAAAAGAGTATCATTTATATGTGTGCGCTGATGGTTCTAATGTTCCTAATCTTGGCCTGGTGTTCCACGTGGATCGAAAGAGTTGGACGCAAAGGATAGGCTTTCCTGTCGGATGTCTTACCACCGATCAACAAGGTAATGTGATCTTCGGGCATCATACGGGAGCAGCAGCCGGTGCTGGTTCTCAGGCTGGTCTGTTTGTTATCTCCGGTCGTCGTTGTTTGGGTCAGGAGATTGTCGGAGATAATCCAGTCGATAACGTCCCGCCCACGTGGAAGTTTAAGAGCCCTTGGCTTGATCTCGGAAGTCCAGACGTCAAAAAGAAAGTGCATTATGTGACGCTCTATATCCTTACGACGGGCACGCATACCGTAAGCCTCACCGCTTATAAAGATTTCTCTTACAACGGGACACCGTCGGGCGACTGTGTACTGCAGCGCCCAGACTACGAGAACCAACCCCGATACGATCACAGTAATCTCGGAAGTACTGCCATTTATGAAAGCGCTCTACTAACTGAGATTCGTTATTCGGTTGACGTGGGAAGCGTTAGTCACTTTGCTTTTGAATGTACGGGAACGAACGACATTCTATTGCTCGGGTATTCGATAAACTTTACCGCTTCGGGCACACCTTCCAGACGTGGACGGTCAGCATGAAAAAGTGGACGACCAGAGAAATGCTAAGCAACGGCAACATCACAGCCGAAGACTTGAATCCAGAGTACGCCCAGTATAAAAGCGTATTGAATGGAGCAATCGACCGAACAGCTGCACCCGCTGGGCACTTTAGCCGAGCGAATCTAACACCTCGAGCAATGACCAAAGCCACCGTCTACGCTAAAAAAGAGAACACTGATTATCTGGATGCTACCAACACGCCCGACGGAAACAGAAGCTTTCGCTGTACAACCTTCACAAGCTACGCCGGTTCATGGTTTCCGACGTGGACGGAAACGATTCAAGATCTTCAAGAGGGATGGATACAGATAGAGCTGGGGGGGATGGTATGGGTCAATCCGTACAAAAGCACCTTTGCCGGTGGACTGCAAAAGAATATCTTCTTTCGATTGTCCTGGAATAATAACCCCATTGCAATCGCTGGACCTGTTAGCCAGGGACTACACAACTTCCGTTTATGCGGTGGGTCGTTCAACGGGTCTAACTCGGGAGTAATGAAGCTGGAAATCCGGTATGCACCTCAGCAAAGCGGCGACGTTACCACCGTCCCGATTTACCATGTCTTTAATATGAACGCCTTAGTCATAGGAAGGTGGCGCTAATGTCGATCATTACCAACACGCTACCGGTAGAAGGCGAGACTGCTACCGCTACGAATGTAAATCGGTTGTTTACTGATGTACAAACAGCCACAACTACGGCGCTAAACTCTCAGAACCTCGCCGCCCAAAGCTTAGATACTGGGCAGTTTAATCTCGCAGCATCTACCGGCGAGGCTGGGATCTTGCTGGTTGACGTGACGTCTGCGACTATTGGAGACGCTGCGACGGTTACCGTACCAGTACAAGCTGCAGCCGGTGCGCCGACGTGGAGCGTGGTAACTGGTGAGCTCAGTTATGGAGCGTCTGGGCTGGTCATGTCAGCCAATCAGGTCTTTCGGGTTTACTATAATCTGCAAGTCGATAACAAAAATTATAATACTCCCTTCGTCGCTACGGGGGGGGCCTATTCTCTAAACTTTTATGCTTGGATTGTATGGTTGGAATATGCAAATGCCTGGGACGGGGCTGGTTCACAGCCGACGGGGTGGACCCTCGTCCCAGGCCAGGAAGCCTTCAGCAATACTTTGTTATTGGGTGGGCTTACCTACTACGTAACCAGCCTGGACAAGCTTAAAGCGTCTGCCATTGTGCCCCATGCTCAATACTTTGACAACGGGGGAACCAATACCCGAAGCGGGCAGTATCTGGATAACTTTAATGGGCAGTATTATCTGTCAGTGGGAGGTTCTCAAACTTGGTACGGGTTGCGTCTTCGCATTGGTGGCGTCGTTCAGACCCTCGGTAATGGAGCCGATAACTATTTAGCTTGGCAATCAAACAACGGATTCAACACGTTCAACTCTATTGTGTACGGTCAAGGCAACATAACCAGCATCTTACAGTGGGCTGACTAATGCCGTACATACCGAGCAAAACCTTTGTAGCTGGGGAACAGCTGGACGCCGCAGATCTGCAGGGAAACCTTGACGGACTAAAAATCTACAGTCAGCAAACTGACACCGGCGGCTACATTACTGGCCAGCTAATCGAAGCGCAGCACATTGTTCGCCCTTTTGTTGATCCTGTATCCAATGCCCTAGACTGCGTTTCTGGTTTCTACTGCAGCCAAACAAGCACCGGACTCTTCGGCTCAGGTTCGTTTATGTCTCGCTTTGAAGCGGACGAAGGGCAGAAGATGGTTATTCCACAAACCAGTCTTGTTATTCCCGCCGTCAGAGCTTGCACGATCTTTTACCAATTTTGGGCAGCAGCTGAAGCTCGCAGAGACGGCAGCAGTACAAAAGGTATTGTCTATCTAAATACCTACCTCGGTACGGTAGACTCGTGGAATCCAGCAGAACAAAATAAGTTTTACGAGCAAGCCAACAACGAACCTTTAAGCGTATCGGGTCGACGGTTTATTAACTGCTATCGTACTGTAGACCTTAGTGCAGGCCAACAATATCACATCGGTTTAAGTGGGTACGGCGGTGCTAATGGTCAGCTCGTAAACTGGGGTTTTACAATCGAAGTCTTTTATCTATAGGGGGGCAACATGTCAGGACTATTAACAGCTTTGGGGATTGCTTCGGGCATAGGCGCAGCCGCTAAAGGTGTGTCAGGTATGACTGCAGCAGCCCAGCAATTTACAAGAGAAGACAAAGAAAGATTGCAACGTCTGCGACGCCTGGAAGCGTTGAATCAGTTGGGTCTGTCTTCGACCGAAGAAGCTCTATTAGAGCGTGAGCTACTGCAGCCAATCAACACAGGCAGACGAGAAGCCCAAGCTGATTTAATGGAAGCCCAAAGCATCCAAGACGTCGGCGCAGCAAATACTGCCAGGACCATACAGACATTAGAAGAACAAGCCAACGCAGCCCGAGCGCAGGCGATGGCAAACATACAGGAAGCCGATCAACTGCGAGCCCAGCAGCAACGAGCAGAGCGCTCTGCATTGGAAGAGCAGCAACGAGCCC